CTAGATCGTCAAGGGAGACTGCATCTGAAAAATTTCTAGAGAAAGAAACAACTCTAGAGAATACCTCTGACATAGATACATTATCAGATTTTGTTGTACTAAATAATAATACAGGTACTTCTGATATATTTGCTGTGTCTGATTTTCCTAAATCTAATTGTTTTATATCGCTTTCTGATATGGTGAGGCTTTCTTCTTTCCCGAGTCCAGTCGTCAAGGATTCACTATCTGTAAATCCATAAGAGTCTCCAAATTCTCTAGCAAATAATATAGTTTTTTGTAAATTTTCTGACAGTGTAGCTGTATCGGATTTTACTTTGCCAATATTTTTAACCAAGTCTGTATCAGACATACCAAGAGAATCAGACTTATTTGGTTGTATATTAAGAACAGGAACATCCCCCATGGATATAACCTGCACTTGTGGAGAGTCATATTGAGATGAGAAATAAAGGTTTTTAGTTTCTGCGTCTAAGAATAGAACAGCATTGAGATTGGTATAACCCTGTGTTGTTTTAAGATTAACAAATTGTAAAAGAGCAGAAGGATCGCTAGATAGTGATAGTGATGCTAGTTTCTGTCGTGTGGCTGTAATGTGTAGAGAAGAATATTCTACCGTAAACTTTATAGCCATTAGTCAAAATCATCCCTCACACTTAATTTAATTAAGTCATTGACTGTTTGAATGTTTGATCCTGATGTTGTGTATTCTACTTCTGCTTCAAAAAATCCTGCTTCTGAGAAAGTATCCGCTGGGAATAGCATACTCACCTTTCCTGCGGTTGCGTCTGTTATTGTTGCAACGATTGTTTTTAATATAGTTGTTGACCCTATTTGTCTTATTCTTACCCTTACAGTTCCTCCTGTAATATCTATAGGTGCAAAAGTCGATGGATCTTCTTGGTCTAGTGTTTGACCAGAAGCTGCTGTATTACTATCTTTTAAAGTAATAGTTAGCTCTGGAAGAGTATCTCCTTTAACTAATTTAATTGTTTCTGAATAAGCCATTATACAAACTCCTGATACTTAACAGTTAGTGGGGCTCCAACGCCACCGTATTTAGATTTTCTTACTGCAAGTGCCTCGCCTTTATCATACATTCTTTTATTTACGTCTGCCGCCTGTAGATCTGTCCATGGACTATCTTTCATCATTTGCAGTCTATACAAGGCACCATGAATTATAGTTTCCTTGTATTCATTAATAATTATACTAGGAACAGTGGTTGCTGAGTGTGTTGGTTTTAAACTATATAAAACATATAGTGTTTCGTTCTCTTCTGGGGTGGGAGCAAATAAAATAGTTTCTTGATCTTTTTGTGTGTAATATCTTATTTTTCCAGCACCATAAAAATTAAATATAGAGACTCCTCCTATTTGAGACTTTGCCTCCAACGGAGAAAGGCTCTTTTTACTTAGTGCGGTTGTTGTTGGTGATGATGATCTGAATATATCTAATATATGATTTAACTCTGCCCCAGCTGGTATATCTAAGTTATCAGACTCATACTGATTAATATTTTGAATAGTAAGAAATGGTGTTAAGTCTTGTACATAAATATCTGTATTAACACAAAAATCTATAATAGTGTTTCTTATCTCATCGAGCATTACAGCCTTAGGGCAACTAGGCACTTCCCTTTTTACTTTGGGTATAAGGGTGTCTATTTTTTTTGATACTGCCATTTACTACTCTGATGGTGTTGCTGGTCTTGGTGTTGCACCAGCATCTACTTGTTGTTTAATTCCTAAAGCATTTTGAAAAGTATTAAAATAGTTTGCTGACTTTTGTAAGTCTCCAGCGTATTCTGTATCTTTTTGATATGCTCTATATAAAATATAATCTAATATTGCGTTTGCGTAAACATCATCTAGCTCTATAGTATCAGTATCTGTTGCAAAATTACTGATAGTTATATCTGAAGGAGAGGCACTATAAACTATTTCTATAGTATGCCCTGAAGCAGACGGATATGGATACACATAAAAGTTCTTTGGATCTATTGGATTATAAACATAATGCTCAACCAATGTAGATGTTGAGTTATACCAATCATCTATTTGATCATCTAGAATCTTTCTTTCAATTAATGTTATAGGATTTGTTTCTGGGGATATGTTTTTATATATATCAATAAGCCTTAAAGCAGCACTGGGTAAGGTTTGCTTTGAGCTTTGAGCCAGGGTAAATGTTTCGTTGTTTGTTTTAGCATCAGGTCTAAAGAGAACCACTTCTCTTTGTGCATCATTTAAATAATCAAGCAACTCCTGTTGAGACCATCTAACATTTGTAGGGTCTTGAAGTATTTGCTCAGCCTTATCAATGACATCTATAACCTTAATGGTTGCCATTTATAATCCTAGTTTTTCTTTTTCTTCTTTTGATAGTTCAGACTTTTTCCAAACAAATTCCCAATGCTCTTCTCTGTGCATAGGATTCCATAGTACAACTTTACCATGCTCACCTCTTGAGGCGATAGGGTCTTTGCCCTCTTTAACAACTTCAACTTCTTCTACAACTTCTACTGAAGATTCTAAAGAAGCAAACTGTTGTTCTAAATCTGCTAACTTATCTTTTGGGTTTAATGAAACATCAAAATTATCTTTTGCTGCTTTTATTAATTCATCTTTTGTCATAACTTTCTCACTATAATTTAGATGCCTATAAGGTATCACAAATGTAGTAATTCAATCTAGTGGGATTTAAATAAAAAGGGGACCCGAAGATCCCCTTAAAGCAATAGCTAATATTAAGCAGTTTGAAGCTTAAATTCACCGATAGCTGTTGGTAGGACAACTTTGTATCCGTATACAGCTAAACCTCTAACGCCATCACCGAATGAAGACTCAAGTCTTACAGTTTCAGTGTTAGTCATTTGAGAAGCATAAGCAATAGCTTTTGGATGTCCATACAAACCAGATGTTACACCTGATGTTGTAGACAGGTTGTTAGATACATACATATTGAATCTATCAACTTGACCAATGAAGCCATTTCTTAATGGTGAAACATTGTCACCAGTTAAGTATGCTTGTCTTAGTTCTGACTGCTTTAACACTGTTGCAATCTCTGGATTGATGATCATAAATCTATCCTGTTCTGGGATATTATTTTCATCAAGGAGCTGACCAGCGTCTAAGATATGTCCAAGAACAGTGCTAGATGTAATGTTTGCAGGTGTTCCGTTGATGTCTGTTAAAGACGAACCAGCGGCTACGTTTGCGAACACATCTTGCTCGATAGCGATTTTCATGTTTTGAGCTGCGTCATTAGCTGCTTCATTCATGAAGTCGATATCTGCTTGTTCTCTTAAGATATCGTCAACTTTAAAAGCATAGCTTTTAGCCTTGTTGATATCTAATTCGATAGTAGATGAAGTTACATCACTATATGAAATAGACCCAGAATAGTCAGCTACTGTTACAGCAGGAACTGTTCTGATGTTTACTTTATTACCTAACCCTGAGATCTCTCCTTCGTACTCGTTAGTTGTTACTTCAGACAACATGGTCTGAGCATAAAACTTAGCTTGTAACTTCTTTGAGAAGACTTCAGGTATGAAATGATTTTCTCCAGCAGCGAAACTAAAACTTCCGCTTGATGTTGAATATGCCATTATAAATTACCTCTTATAAAAAATTTAATATTAATAGCAATAAATCAATTAGGGCTGAACTCTTCCATCGGCATAAGCTTGATCAATTTCTTTTTCGTGCTTACTAAACTGTTTATCAGAAAGTTTGCCAATTTCAGCCGCAGTCCAAATTCTTTTACTGCTACCTACGTTTTGCTTCCTGGCTTTAGAGAGTGAAGGTTCAACATTTTGTTTTGCCTTTTCCACCAAATCCTCTTTGGAAGCTTTTTTGGAAATAAGACCTAAATCAGTTTTATATTTTGTTAAGAGGGATATTACATCCTGTGCATCACCTTCGCTTGCCGCACTCTGCCACATCCTAGACTGTCTTCCCAACCATAAAGTAAAATCTTCACTAGATGATAGAGACTTCCAATCCGCATGAGCTTCTGCTATAGCTCCGTAATGCTTCTTATCTGCTTCTTCTTTCTGAGCCTTCAAGACCTCTTCAGTTGCCTGATTTACTTTTTGATCAACAGACGCGATGCGAGCATCAACGTATTTTTGAAGTGGCTTCACTATCTCTGGGTAATCTTTTGCAATCTCACCAAGATCTATATTCACCTCTTCTTTCTGCTGTTCAATCCGAGCATCAGACTTCATTACTTCCATAGCTTTGATTTTATTATCCATCTCCGCTATTTTAGATTCGAGTTCTTTCTCTCTCTGGGTAGCCTTGGTCATTCTTGCCTGAGCATTCTTGTACCTTTCTTCCCACTGTTCCGCAGATAACAAACCCTTATCAGATTTATTCTCTTCTTCCTGAATCTCTTCTTCTTGCTGATCAGATGCTTCTTCAGTTTCCTGAGATTCATCGGGTAAAGTTTCAGCATCCTCTACAACTTCTTCGGGGGTGTCTTCGACTTCAGCCTCTTCGGTAGCTAACCCTTTGGCTTCTGGCTCTGATTCCGTCTGAGAGTCTTCAATATGCTTCAACATCTCATCAGCTTCTTTTTCAAGCTTTTCGGCGATTAACTCGCCTTTAGTTTTTTCTCTTTCCATTTTTACGGTCCTTATTTGGGGTGTCGATAAAAATTATTTATATATGTTAGGTGTTTCCCTTCGGGAGCCTAACGAGTTGATTACTTTGTCGGCAATCGTATCTAAAGATACAATATATTTCAAAATGTCGCAACGACCTTGACTAAAGCGGTAGTCCTCCGTTATTTCCAACTGGTCCCTCTCCATTTGGCGGAGCAACTCCATTTCTTCCATCAGGACCGACCACTCCGTCGGCATTTTGGACTTGATTAATTTGACCGCCTTGCTGGCTGGCAATGATAGCTTGTTGTAGTGCTTGCTCATCCGCTAACTCCTTTTGTGATTTAATAACTTCCTCTGGATCAATATCTAATGATTTTGCAATATCGGTTAATAGTTTTTCACGATCAACCATTTGTGCATCAAGTGGATTATTAATAAGAGAAAGGAACTGTAACAATCTTTGAGATTGTACTTCTTTCTGTATTAGGGCTGTGGAACCTTTGGCTACGACACGCATATCTGATTTAACTAACTCGTCTTCATTCCAAGTCATATTCCAATCATACAAAGATCGTATCATTGGTTTAGTTAAATAGTCGTCAATGTTTTTAATTACGGATTTTAAAACAATGTTTGCATTACTCATTAATATAGAAATACCTGTAGCAGTTCTATTTAGTGAGCTTTGTGTTTGTCCGTGTGTGTATGATGGTAATGCAGTTGTTTCATCTGCAAACCTTCTAAATAATTCAATAACAGAAACTAGTGCTGGCGAGTTTGATTGTGGTTGATAGAATCTAACCATGGGCTGATTACCATCCCCACCCTCTCTTAAGAATACTCTCCAAGGATATAGTTCTGTTGGGTCTTCACCTGAAGCCATGATATCAGTATTAACCTCTACCATAGGACCAGATGATAATGCTACGTTATCTAAGTAGATTCTTGTTGCAGCATTCATTGTGTTTTGTGAATCACGCATCATTCTAGGAACTCCTGTTCCCCAGAAGGCGTGTGGATTTTTTTCATACGGGAAAATAAAGTATGGAATGATTTGTCCCGGAAGCGGATTAAGCTGTGCTTTAATAACCTTACCAGATGTAATCCATATGTTTGCACTA